GCAACTGGTCCAGTCGGGTCCTCCGGCTGCCGTCCGGATTCACGCCCGTTACCGACATTCCCGGCGTGTCCTTCCAATCGCGCGCAGACGGTGTGGCCCACCCGACCAGCCGCGCTGCGCCGGTCAGTGTCAGCGCTTCCTTGTCGTGTTGCCCGCGACTGTACGTGTAGCCGTTCCCCGCCGCGTTCGTTGCCGTGGGCGATGGCCATCCAGTAAAGCCGCTGTCTGATGTGTGGCGCACCGACGCCCGCAGCGCACATATCGGCGGCCCCGACGGCATAGTCCATCCCTTCCAGGTCAGCACGTACTCCGGCGAGCCATTCACGTCCATCTGGACTCGCAACTTGCTCGCCAAATACGACTGAAGGACGGCACTCGCTGATGAGTCTGGCGAACTCTGGCCACAGGTGTCGATAGTCATCTGTTCCGGCACGTTTGCCGGCAACGCTGAATGGCTGGCATGGACATGAGCCTGTCCAGACTGGCCGATCGTCCGGCCATCCGGCGAGGCGCAGGGCATAGGACCATCCGCCAATCCCGGCGAAGAAATGATGCTGGGAATACCCGGCAATGTCATCTGCTCCGACATCCTCGATGCTCCTGTCATCCACATCGCCGTCTGCAATCAGGCCGCGCCTGATCAGTTCACGCAACCACGCGGCGGCGTCTGGGTCATTCTCGTTGTAGTAGGCGCGGTTCACGCAATCCACCACCCAAGCAATCCTGCCCACGCCAGCATGACGTAGTACCTGACCGTCCGGCTGCACGGCTGACTGCCCCACAACAGCCCGCCCGCTGCGCTGGTGTGGCCATCGTCGATCTTGTTGAGCCATCGGGCCAGTGTCCGCCACGGCTCGCTGTGTGCGTGGTCGCCGGCCCAGCGGCTGATCGGCTGCACGCCGATGGCGAGCAGGATACAGGCTGCGCCGTGGTCTAGCAGATAGACCGGGAGGAACCTCCAGGCGTTCCAGCCGGGCTTGTAGGCGATGACCGGCGGCGCGCCTTCGGTCCATTTCATGTTGTCACCATGTGTATACACCCATGTTCCATCCCGCAATGTCACACTGCGGGTCCACAGCCAGCGAAACCCTCGCAGCCACAGCCAGACGTTTCGCAGGTAGGTTTTCATTTTGCCCTTTTCACGGCTGCAACTACGGCAGGGATGACTGCCGCATAGATGTACTTGCCATCCGCCGTGGCGCGCTTGCGGAATTCACTAACCGTACCAAGGAAACACCCGGCACGGACTAGCACCCCGTCATCGTGCCAGACCAGCAGGATCTGTCTGCCAGATCCGTCCACGTTAGTCAGAGTCATGACGCGCTGCGCAATCACACCCTCGATGATGCAGTTTTTGCCAAATTTCGCCCCCGCACCGAATCGCGGCCTCGCGCCGAACAGCGACCTATCGCCAAACTCCACCCCCGTACCGAACTGCGAATCCGCGCCGAACTTCGACTTATCGCCGAACAGCGACCACGCGCCGAACTTCGACAACGCGCCGAACTGCGACAACTTGCCGAACTTCGACCACGCGCCGAACTGCGCTTCAGCACCGAACTTTGAGTCATCAGGCGCGGTAAAACCGTCTGGGTACACTTCAGGTTTCATTCCACATCTTCCTAATCGGCCATCTCAATCGCGTGGTCGTAACAATAGGCTGCAACATGCTGGCAGTCCTCCCAGATGCACACAAACCGGGTCAGTTTCTGATCTCGCAATTCATCCCGCTGCCGGCGGACACACTCCGGCCGCTCGCAGTAGTAGCTGCAGGTGTGCGGTACTTCGTCTGGCATGACCACTAGCCTCAGTCCTTCAGCAAGTCGATCTGACCGCCATCGCTCAGCACCCAATTAGCCGCGCATTTCCGACCTAGCAGCGGCTCGATATCGCCGACTTCATCGCCGGAAATAGGCCACGACAGACAGCCGGACAACACTGCGCCGAGTTTCGTTAGCTCCATCTCCAATTTGGACAAGCTCGCGTCAGGCAGGAGGAACGAAAATGAGTTCGCCGGATCGCCCATGCTGCCGGTAGCGGAGAGCGCGCTATCTAACAACAACCGCCATTTGCCGAGCGGCGCGCCCTGCTCGTCAAACAGGCTGGTCTCTGCCCATCCTGGGCGCTGGCAGGCAATCTCATTGATCTGCTCGCGACTGATGAATAGGTCACTGAACTTCAAGCGCGCAATCGTGCGAATATTGTCATCCGATTTCTCGCGCTTGATCGTAAATGATTTGGCCATGGTCGCGTCAGAGCTGATCTTCACTGCGATATCCTCTTTGGTTGGTGAAAGAAAATTTCAGGCACTCATCAAAACGGAATTTCATCATCGAACGGCTCAGCCGGCCCGCTCTTTGCGACGATTCGGCCGCCCATGCGCGTGCGCAGGTATTCGACCGTATCATCCGCCGACGCGCAGGCCGGCGGATCGGCAAGAATCTCACGCGATGTATAGCAGCGAGCATCCCCATGGCCGTTGCGAACCGGCTTGCCGTCGATCATGTAGACCGCAATCCAGCGGCTATCCGATTCGCCCTGCTGCCACGGAACCAGATCAGGATGCAGAACGTGATCCTCGCAGCCTGTTCGCTGGAAATCTGCCGGGATGCCGTCAGCTTCATGCGCCTCGCAGCGCCAGGTGCCATCAGTCTTTGCCGTAGAATGCGCGCAGGTGCGGCAGTTCACCTGCTTTGTCGTCTTGCTGCCGTGGCAAAGATCGTGCGCCGGGCAGAATTTGCATTGGTAATATCCAGGGTCGGCACTGACCGGCGGAGGCATCCGGTCTGATGCGACGATGCGCCGCCCGCGCTCGATGGCTTTCTGCGCGGCATCCTTGTCCAGGTGCAGCCGCTCTATATGCAGCCGGTCATCGTCCTTGCAGACCGCCACGTACAAAGCCCTGTCGATGCCGAGGCCGTGCATGTAGACCTGCATCTGTACGTAGTGCATGGGCTTCGACTTCTCGACGCCATCACGGGCCAGCGCATCGAAACTCTTCTTCCCGTGAGTCTTGATCTCAAGGACGTGGCGCGCCTTTGGCGCCTCCGGCAACCCATTGCGAATGATGCCGTCCACGCTGCCGCCGAGATGGCCGCCGAGGTGGACCTTTTCCTGCTCGCCGGCATTCGCCAGCACGTCAACGCCAATAGCGCGCAGGTCCTCGATGACGGTGGCCTCTTCGTTCCGTCCGCGACGAAACAGCCGCAACACGCGGCCCTCGGTCTGCTCGATCACGGCCCAGCGGAACGACAGCCATAGCCAGCGCTCGCAGGCGTGGCCAAGCACGCTCGCGCCCAGGTGCTCGCGCGGGGGTTCGCGGTGCGCTTCGTGCCATGCATCTATTGCGCCGACTGTGGTATGCTCTGCCTCGGGAATCTTCATGGTCCCTCCCTGTGTAGAAGAAGAATTGCCCCGGCTGTAACCCAACAGCCGGGGCTTTTTTCACTTTCGCGCCCAGGGCGGAGCCGAGCCGCCAGCGGCGGCAGGCGCAGCGGCAGGTTTTTTTGCGCTTGGCTTTGCGGTCGCTGGCGCAGGTGTAGCAGGGCTGCGCGCGCCGATGACTTCATTGCGCGGCGGGTATCCCTGCTGCTCCTTTGTCGTCACTCTGATCTCGCACGCATTGCCGATCAGTTCGTCCGAATCTTGCGGCGTGCCGATACCGAGTGCGCGAACCAGTTCGCCGAGATGCTCGCGCCCGATGCGCTCAGCAGTCGCTGATGGGTTGCGCAGATTGTAGTTCTGCCACACGCGGCGGCCGGCATGACTCGGGCCGTTGATGGCGAACTGAACGGACAGGTACGAGCCGGTCCCGGCTTTTGTCTGCCGGACATCTGCGCTCACGACTTCCGCCTGATACCATCCATCCGGCACGCACTCGAAATCGCGCTGCTCGCGCTCTGGCAGGCCTTCTGAGCCGATGAGATCGCGCAGTGATGACATGCTGATTACTCCTTCTGGTTTGACTGGTTGTTGATCCGCGCAATGATTGCGCCGAGGTCTGGCGGCATCCACGGATCAAGACGGCCACTGCGGTCCTTGGCCTGCCACAATCCATCGGAATCGCACATCATGGCGCGCTGCGGCTTGCCGTCCGCGTCGCGCTCGACGCGAAGGGCCAGCAGCTCGTCGAAAAAGTACGGCAGCTGCATAGTCAGGCTCTTGCCTGGCATGGATGGGTTGTAGAGCATCCTGCCCGTCTCATCCTGGCTCTTCTCCAGCTTCGCGCTCATGTAGACGTGCTTGCCAGGCAGATCGCGGAACGAGCGGATCATGTCTGCCATGACAGTGTTCATCTCGCCGTAGGCGGCCCGGCCGTCCTTGGTCTTTTTCATTTCGCTGGCCAGCACAACCTCGGCCACCTCGCTGATGGAGTCGAGCGCAACAGACTGGTACTGCGCGGCCTCTTTCGATTCGCGCAACCAGGTGTAGGCTTCACGCAGGCGATCCATCGTGTCTACCACGATGTATGGAATATCCGCGCCGTGCAGCGCGAGCAGACCGCCTTCAGCCGAGAGAATGATTGGATTTGGAAGCGTAGCAATGAGCGAGGTCTTCCCTGCTCCCGCCGCGCCATAGACGCAGACCTTGACGCCATCGGCGGCAACGGCTGCGGTAGATCGCAATTGAATAGCCATGTTGTTTCCCTGTGTATGCCGCACCTTGCTGGCGGCAGTTGACACGATTGCACATGCAATCTACATTGTCAACCTACGTTTCTCGCAGGGGCCAATTAATGACTACGCAACAAGCCATCGACTAT